AAGATTCACCAAGACAGTCCGTTCACAGCCAAGCCAGTCGGTAATTAACCCGATGGCTGCCAAACGCTCCAAAGCCCTACGAGGGGCAACTAAACCAAGGCTTCAAAGCATTCCTTTGAAGGGGCAAAATAAACTCCAAGATGTTATTGATCTAGCTGAAATTATTAAGATGCCTTTATTGCCATGGCAGGAGCATGTTCTCAAAGACATGTTGACGGTTGATAAGTCCGGTGCTTGGGTTCGTAAGACAAACCTGTTACTTATCGCTCGACAGAACGGCAAGACCCACTTAGCCCGTATGCTCATCCTTGCCCACCTCTTAAAGTGGGATAGTAAGAACATTTTGATAATGTCATCTAATAGATCGATGGCACTCGACACATTTCGACAAGTTGCACAAGTATTGGAGAGCAATGACCACCTCAAAGGATTCGTTAAGCAAATCCGCTATGCCAACGGAACTGAGTCTATTGAGATGCTGGACGGAAGAAGGCTTGATGTTGTTGCGGCAACTAGAGATGGCTCTCGCGGAAGAACTGCGGACTTCCTATTCATCGACGAGCTTCGAGAAATCCACGAAGAAGGTTACAGAGCGGCAATCCCTACAACTAGAGCGCGTCCAAATTCTCAGACGCTTCTTACCTCTAATGCAGGAGACGCTTTCTCGGTAGTTCTCAATGGCATGAGAGAAAGAGCCTTAGAGAACCCACCTAAGAGCTTTGGCTTCTACGAATACTCAGCACCACAATATTGCAAGATCACAGACCGACAAGGATGGGCTCAAGCGAACCCTGCACTTGGTTACACGATAAGCGAGGAAGCCCTTGAAGAAGCAGTTGCGACAAGCCCGATTGAAAACACTAGAACTGAGTTGTTATGTCAATGGATTGATTCTCTTTCGTCTCCTTGGCCGCATGGAGTCCTTGAGGACACTTCAGATGCCAGTCTCACGATTCCGGCTGGCGGCTATACGGTTTTTGCTTTCGACGTATCTCCAAGTAGGCGCAATGCAAGTCTGGTTGCTGGACAAATACTCCCAGACGGTTGCATCGGAGTTGGAATTCTACAAACGTGGGAAAGCCAAGTAAGCGTTGACGATCTAAAAATTGCAGCTGACATAAAGGGCTGGGCAGACCAGTACAGACCTCGCCAAATATGTTTTGACAAGTACACAGCGCAATCAATCGCTGACCGACTCTCCAATGCTGGACAAATCTGCCTTGATATCTCTGGAGCAGCGTTCTATCAGGCATGTGGTGATCTATTAGATTCCTTGGTCAATCATCGATTAGTCCATGCAGGTCAAGAGAACTGGATTCAGCAGATGAATAACTGCGCAGCTAAGACAAACGATTCCTCTTGGCGCATTGTTAAACGAAAGTCTGCGGGAGATGTATCCGGTGCAATCTCTACAGCAATGGTTGTTCATCAATTAGTGAAACCACAACAGGTAGCGGCAATCTACAGCGAATGACCTACATGTAGTGTATAATTGCCTTCTATGGGTCTCTTTTCGCGTAAGCCGCAAATCTTAGAAGCGCAATACGCGCCACAGGTAATGGGTGAGAATCTTCCAGCAATTTACAACGCAATCATCCCTCGCGTCTCACGTCACGATGCAATGACCGTTCCTTCTGTAGCTCGTGCCCGTAACCTAATATGCGGAACAGTCGCGTCAATTCCCTTGGAGTATTATAAGACTTCTACTGGTGAAGTAATCGCGTCACCTCGCTGGATTAAACAACTTTCAAAATCACAGCCTTCATTTATTACTATTTCTTGGATTGTTGATTCGCTTCTATTCTACGGAGTCTCTTATCTTCTAGTTACAGAGCGTTATGCAGAAGATGGTCGCCCAGCTTCTTTCGAGTGGGTTGCTAATACTCGCGTAACCTTTACAACTGATTTATTCGGCATTCACGTTACTCAGTATTACATTGATGCAAGCCCTGTTGACATGAACGATATTGTGACAATTCAGGGTTTCGATGAAGGCGTGTTAGATCGCTCAGGTCGCACAATTCAGGCAGCCATTGATGTAGATCGCGCAGCAGCAGTAAATTCTGCAAACCCACAACCTGCTGGCTTCCTTAAGAACTCAGGCGCAGACCTTCCACCTAACGAGGTGCAGGGACTTATTGCAGCTTGGAAACGTGCTCGTCAGAATAATTCAACTGCTTATTTAACTTCTACTCTTGATTATTCCCCAGTTGCATTTAGTCCAAAAGACATGATGTACAACGAGGCAGTTCAAAACCTCAGCACTCAGGTCGCTCGCGCAATGAACGTTCCAGCTTATTATCTTTCTGCTGATCAGAACACAACTATGACTTACTCAAACGTTCAAGACGAGCGCAAGCAATTCTATGCGCTATCAATCGAGCCTTACATCCAAGCAATTCAGAGCAGATTGAGCCTTGACGACATAAGCACCTCAGGACACGAAGTAAAATTTTGCGTAGGAGATACATTCCTCAAGCAAGACCCACTTGTCGAAATTCAGGTACTTGAGAAGCTCTTATCTTTAGGACTTATTACAACTGAACAAGCAATGGCAATGACAGATTTAACTCCTAACGGAAGCGAAGGAATCAGTTAATGAAAGAACTAATCATCGAGGCATCATCTATTGAATGCTCAGAAGAACGCCGCGAAATCTCAGGCAAAATTGTGCCAATGGGAACAGGCGAAGTCGGTTCAACCAACATGGGCGGCGTTGTATTCGCTGCAAACTCAATCGATGTCACAGACATCTCTAAGATCAAGTTGCTTTCACAGCACGACATGAAGAAGCCAGTAGGACGCATGACTGCTGCTGAAGTTCGTCCTGATGGCATTTATGCAACATTCAAACTTTCACGTTCCACAGGTGGAAACGATGCACTTATCCAAGCACAAGAAGGACTTGTATCAGGTCTTTCTGTTGGTGCTGAAATCATTTCATCTCAACCATCACGCGACGGTCACATTGTTGTGACTGCTGCAAAACTAAAAGAAGTTTCTCTCGTGACTGAACCGGCTTTTAAGTCTGCTCAGGTATTAGAGATCGCAGCAGAGGAAGTTATCCCTGCTGAACAAACAACAGAAAGCGAGCCCGAAAAAGTGGAAGAAACCACAACTCCGGTTGAAGCTCCAGCAGTTGAAGCAGCGGCAGTAGAAGCGGCTCGCCCAACAGTTGTAGCGAATCTCCAAGTTAAAGAGCGCACAGCTCCAATCACATCAGCGCAGTACCTCGAAGCATCAATCAAGGCAGCAATGGGAGACGACTCAGCTCGTCGCACAGTTCTTGCAGCAGATGACACAACTTCAACAAACACAGGACTTACACTCCCACAGCACTTAAACGAGTTCATGACAACAACATTCACAGGTCGCCCTGCGTTTGAAGCAGTAACTCGCCAAGCACTTCCAGCATCAGGAATGTCTTTCACAATTCCTAAGTTGGGAACAGCACCAACAGTTGCAGACGCTGACGAAGCTCAGACAATCTCAACAACAGGCATGACATCAACATACGACACAGTAAACGTAAATAAGTTCGCTGGTCGCAACGTTGTTTCATGGGAACTCATTGATCGCTCATCACCAGCGTTCATGGATCTCCTAATGACTGAACTTCGCAAGGCATACGAGAAGTCAACAGATGCAGCACTTATCGCAGCATTCACAGCTTCAGGCACACAAGCAACAGGTGTTGCAGCGACAGCAGCAGGACTTCAGAGCTTCATTTCTATAGAATCAGCAGCAGCTTACAAGGCTACCGGTGGAAACTTCGCTAACAAGCTCGTTGCATCAACAGACCAGTGGGCAGCCATCAACGGTTACGTTGATGGTGCTTCACGTCCACTTTACTCAGCACAGGGTCAGACACAGAACGCTTCAGGCGCAACTGTTCCAACTTCTGTTGTTGGTAACGTTCTTGGAACTTCACTCATCGTAGATCACAACATCTCAGTATCAGGAATCGTTGACGAGTCAGCATTCTTGGTTGCACCTGAGTCAGTTTACGCTTGGGAATCTCCAACAACACAACTTCGTCTCAATGTTCTTACAACAGGCGAAATCGAAATTGCTCTTTACGGATACCTTGCAATCGGTGTTCTTAAGGGTGGCGTAGGCGTTCGTCGCTTCAACCTCGCGTAAGCGAACCTAAGTCGCTTGAGGGGGTTGCCAGAGCCCTTGCAGTCCCCTCAAGTCTTTAGAAAGGATAACAATGAGCATCACAACAGTTGCAGAACTTCGCACAGCCCTTGGCGTAGGCACTCTCTATGCTGATGCAGTTTTGCAGGAAGTTTGCGACGCTGCTGATAATGTCTTGTTGCCCTTTCTATGGAAAAACGAAATGCCTATTGTTGCGCATGGCAACACAGGCACAACGGGAACCCTTTACTTTGATGAAGATATTAGAGACACGTTTTATGTCGGTCAGTCAGTAACTATCAGCAATGCTGGCACTAAATACAATGGCACTAAAACAATCACAGGCGTTAGCGCATATTCTTTCAATGTAACAACAAGCCATACTTCTGATAATCCTTATCACACAGTTGTGCCTTACGGAACTGCCGCTGCTGAAACTTACATTGACTACACAACAGTTCCAGCAATCCAAGAAGCAAGCCTCATGATTTCAATCGACATCTGGCAGAGCCGTCAAGCTCCTTCTAGCGGTGGGGTGTCAATCGATGGTTACACTCCTTCACCTTATCGCATGGGTAACACTCTCTTGGCGCGTGTACGAGGTCTCCTTGCTCCTTATCTTGATCCTCGTTCTATGGTGGGCTAATGACAGCCATAACCACACTTCGCTCTAGCATTGCTTCGGCTCTTACTGATAACTCAAAATACTCCGTATTTTCATTCCCACCAGCAACGCCTATTGCTAATTCAGTAATTGTTACTCCTGCTGATCCATACATTGTTCCAACCAATAATGACCGCACTTCAGTTGCTCCATTGGCAAACTTTAAGATTTCAATTCTTGTCCCATTGCTAGACAATGAGGGCAACCTTGCTGGTATTGAAGCCGACGTAGTTCGGGTCTTTGCGCTATTAGACGCATCCAGCATTGTATTTAACGTAGGAAGCGTGAGCGCACCTAGCGTTCTGTCAATCGCTTCTGGAGACTTGCTGACTTGCGACATTGCAATCAGTACCTTAACGGAATGGAGTTAAATCATGACCGATTTAGCACAGTGGGAAAAAGAGAACGAAGCGTTCCTGATTAAAATCGGTCAGGTCGCTCCAAAGGCAGAAGCACGACCAACTACTAAGAAAGACGAGGAATAACCTAAATGGCAGTATTTCTAAGCAATAACGTAGGCGTGAAGGTTAACTCAGTTGATCTCAGCGACCATGTCACATCAGTAACAATCAATCGTTCATTCGATGAACTTGAAGTTACAGCAATGGGCGATTCAGGACACAAGTTCGTTAAAGGTCTTGAAGCATCATCAATCACACTTGATTTCTTGAACGATACAGCGTCAGCAAACGTTCTTGCAACACTTCAGGCAGCATGGGGAACTAACGTCCCAATCGTGCTTCTACAGACAAAGGGAACAGCAGTATCAGCGACTAACCCTCTCTATACAGCTACATGCCTTATCAACAACACAACAGACATCAACGGCGCAGTTGGAGACCTTTCAACTCAGAGCATCACTTTCAACGTCTCTGGTACTATCGCAGTTGCAACAACTGGTTCATTCTAATAACTAACTGAGGGGCTAACATGGCAAAACTCAAAGTAACAAGGGCAGACAACTCAGTAACAGAGTACGAAATTACTCCACTGATTGAATACGCTTTCGAGCAATATGCCAAGAAAGGCTTTCACAAAGCGTTGATAGAGGATCAGAAACAATCTGATGTCTATTGGCTCTGTTGGGAAGCAATCCGTCGTTCGGGTGAAACAGTCAAACCTTTTGGGGAACAGTTCTTAGAGACCTTGAAGTCAGTAGAGGTCTTAGAGTCTGACCCTTTAGGGTAGATCGGAACTCCCTCACCTATCTCGCGGCTCGATTGAGTTACGAGTATGGAGTTCCGTTTCAAACTATTGTTGAACTTCCGGCAGTAGCATTTAAGGCACATGTAGAAGTCCTTAAGGACATAGCGAAGGAGCGAAGCGATGCCAGTAAAGCTGCAAGGCGCGGGCGCAATGCTTAAAGCCCTTCGCATTGTTGAGCCTACTCTTGCCAAAGAGACTAGCAAACAGATTGCTTCATTTCTTAAACCAGTCGTAAAAGATGCTCGTGGTTATCTTCCGAACAATGAGGCAATACCTAGCGGATGGTTGAAACGTCCCAATGCTGGTGGGCGCTGGGCAAATCGTTATTACGATCAACAAATAGCACGACGTGGAATTACCTTTAGAACCAGTCCAAGCAAACCTAATCGCAACGGCTTTCAAGCTCTTGCATCTATCTTTAACAAGTCTGCTGCCGGTGCAATCTATGAGACAGCAGGACGCAAGTCCGGAGTTCAAGGAAGATTCACTCCTAAACTGGGTGGACAACTTAAAGGCGAGACTCAGAAGTCAATCGGTAGAGCGATGTTTAGAGCCTATGAAGAAGACCGTGGCAATGCTCGTGATGGCGTTGTAAAGGCTATAGAAGCGGCAGCAATCAAGTTTGATTCAATGAAGGACAAGGTCTGATGGCAGATTTAAGAATTGATTTAGCAGCCGAATTTAGAGGCAAAAAAGCCTTTAAGGAAGCAGCAAAGGCAACAAGCTCATTAGACAAAGCAGTCAACAAATTAGGCAAGCAGGTTGCTTCAGTCTTTGCAGCTTCTAAGGTAATTGCCTATGGTAAGGCATCAGTCAAAGCCTTTGTAGAAGATGAGCGTTCAGTCTCTCAACTCGCCACAGCAGTCAAAAACCTTGGCTTGGCTTTTGCGCAGCCCGAGATAAATAATTACATTTCTAAGTTAGAGTCAACAACTGGCATTCTTGATGACCAACTGCGTCCTGCATTCCAATCATTACTTACAACAACCGGATCACTAACCAAGTCTCAAGAACTTCTTGGCTTAGCCATTGAAGGAGCTCGAGGAAGCGGCAAAGACCTCACTACGGTCGCACAGGACTTGGCTCAGGCTTATGTGGGCAATACTCGAGGACTTCGCAAGTACAATCTTGGTTTAACTCAGGCTCAACTAAAGACCGCTTCATTTACTGAGATTCAGCAGAAGTTTCAACAGCAATTCTCTGGTGCAAACGCAGCATACTTGGCGACCTACGCAGGTAAGTTAGATGTTCTTAAAGTTGCTTCAGATCGTGCCAAGGAAGCAATCGGAAAAGGTTTAGTCGATGCCCTAGTTTTGGCAGGCGGCAAAGACGGAGATGTTCAAGACGTCGCAGATGCTATGTCTAATCTTTCTAATTACACAGCAGATACTATTCGAGGACTTGGAGTTCTTGCTGGCAAACTTGCTACCATAGATCAAAACATTGCTGGTGGATTCTTAGGTAAACTCCTTAACTTGGGAACACAAACAAGCCTTATCAGATTACTTAATAAATTGGGTGCTGATGCTTCTCCACGTCCAACAGCAGGTCGCCGGTTTATGGGTGGAGCTCAAGCCAATCTTTATGATTCAAGCGCAGCGGCAGAAAAGAAATTCCAAGCGCAGCAAAAGGCTTTAGCCGCAGCTCAAACAAAGGCAGCCAAAGCACTTACAGCTGAACAGAAGAAACAAGCGGCACTTAAAAAGGCTGGAACAATCTTCGACTTAGAGCAAATCCAACTTGTTGCTGCGCTGAAAGGCAAGTTATCCGAAGAAGAAAAAACTCGAGTACAAGCACAACTGGCTTTGCTTAACAATAATGAAGCAGTAGCAACTGCTTTGACTAAGCAGATTCTTATGTCTCAAGATGCAACAGGCAACCTTTACAAGTTATGGCAAACCCTTCCAGATGCTCGCAACCCATTCGCTTACCTTGAGGAGTACCTTAACGGACTAGCAAAGAAAGCGGCAGCAGTATTATCCGGTTCAGCAAGTTCCGCTCCAGTAGTTCCAACTAATGTGACTCCTAGTTATGTTGGCACTCCTTTTGGTCAGGCAGGATCATCACAGGAAGCCCAAGCAATTAAGCAATTAGGCACTCCTTTTGGTCAGGCTGGCGGTAATGGTTCCGGTTATATTGGAACACCTTTCGGACAAGCTGGCTCAATCGTAGTTCAGATTGATGGCAAGGCAGTTGCATCAGCACTTCAGGATTCATCGATGTCAGGCACAGCCTCATCAGTCAACAGACTTAACGGCGGTTGGTCTATCTCGTGACCCTTCCAGCCAATATATCCGTATCTTTTGACTTCTCATCAGGTGCGACTTTTGGCTACCCTTTTACAATCGGTGATGCTAAGTACGGAATTCTAGGTACTGGCACACTTGCAAGTTCTACAGTTCCAGACCCTATTGTTGACCTTACTCCAAATGTAAGAAACATAACCATCACTCGTGGACGTAACATTCAAAGTGATCAATACATTGCTGGAACAGCCGTTGTGCGCGTCCTAGACCCTGACTCATACTTCAACCCTCAGAATACTTCCAGCCCTTATTATGGATACCTCGTGCCTTTGCGCAAGATTCGTATCTCAGCCACAACTTCCACAACTCAAAAGTTCTTATTCTCAGGCTATACAACAGAATACCGTTATACCTACCCTCAAGGGCAGGAGACGGGCTATGTTGACATTTATGTAGCAGACGCTTTCCGTCTCTTTAACTTGGCGCAGGTGACAACTGTGGCTGATTCAGGAGCAGGTCAATCAACCGGCACTCGTATTGGCAAAATACTCGACCAAATCTCATTCCCAGCAAGTATGCGCACAATCGCTACAGGTCAGTCCTCATGTATCGCTGACCCTGCAACCCTTAGAACATCCCTTTCAGCTCTTAAGAATGTCGAGTTCTCTGAGCAAGGTGCATTCTTTATCAACGGCTCAGGCACAGCCGTATTCAAGGATAGAAACTCAGTTGCCTCATCTATCTCCGGTACTCCAATCGAATTTAATCAATCGGGTGGCATTCCTTACAAAAACCTTGTCTTTGCCTTTGATGACAAGCTCATTATCAATCAAGCCTCTATTCAGCGTTATGGCGGCACAGCACAGTTCTCACAGAACGCGGCCAGCGTGACCCGTTACTTCCCTCATCAGTACAGTGCTCAAGAATTGGTTATTGATACTGATGCCAATGCCCTTAATATCGCTGCGACTTATGTGGCTACACGAGCTGAGACAACTATCCGCATTGACGAGATGACTGTTGATCTACTAGACACAGCAGTCCCAACAAACACAATGATTGGTCTCGATTACTTCGATAACGTCAAGATAACTAACATTCAGCCTGATGGCTCAACCATTGTTAAGACTTTGCAAGTACAAGGCTTGAACTGGGAAATCAGTCCCAACAGCATGACAGTTAAGGTAACAACACTTGAACCCATAACCGATGGTTTCATCATAGGAAGCACGGAACGCGGTATAATTGGCGTGAGTGCAATGACTTACTAGGAGATATAAATGGCAACAGGCTTTCCAGCGGCAACAGGAGACATCCTCACAGCGTCGATGTTCAACGGGCTTATCGCCTTTACGGTCGGTTCAGATCAGACAGCCGATTACACAGCAGTCCTAACTGACCAGTATCAGACACTCGTCCCTATGAACAAGGCAACAGCCGTAGCTTTCAAGATTCCTACCAACGCTTCTGTAGCATTCCCAGTAGGCACAGCAATCACAGTTCTCAACAAGGGTGCTGGAGCAGTCACAATCTCAGCAGTTACTTCGGGCACTACAACAGTCCTTTCAGCTGGAGCAGTTGCAGCTTCTCCAACTTTGGCTCAATACAAAACAGCCGTCTGCATCAAGACAGCAACAGACACTTGGTACGTTGTTGGAGCAATCGGATAATGATTGGTTGCATAACTGCCGGAGTATTGGGTGGGCAATTAGAAAAGATTGACGCCACAGGCGGAACAATCTATGACTCAGGCGGCTATCGATACCATAAATTTACAGCAAACGGAACGTTGACCGTTTCTCGTGGTGGCAATAACGTTGAAGTTCTAGTAATCGCTGGCGGCGGCGGAGCAGGTGGTTCTACTACTGGGCTCTATGGAGCATCAGGCGGTGCTGGCGGTGTCTCTTACCTTTCAGGTGCAACGATCACTGCAATTAATTATTCCATTACGGTAGGCGGCGGTGGCGCAGGTACAACTGCTCAAGGCACAACAGGCACAGCTTCTAACTGGAATTCTTCAGTAATATCAGATGGCGGCGGCGGCGGTGCCACAGCCAATGCAGTTGGTAACAACGGTGGCTCAGGCGGTGGCTCAGCCAATGCTTCAGGCACAACTGTTGCAACAACAACCCAAGGCAATACTGGTGGAGCAACTGGCTACGGTAACAACGGCGGCTACGGAACATCAGGTGCTGGTGCTAACTCAATCGGCGGTGCTGGCGGTGCTGGTGCTGCAGGTGGCAACGGTGTTCAAAACATTTCCGGCGGTAATGGTGGTAGCGGTAAAAACACTTGGAGTACATGGGCAACTGCAACTTCTTCGGGTGTTAGCGGATATTATGCTGGCGGTGGCGCAGGATTTTTACAAACCGGTTTAGCTATTGGAACATCTGATAGCGGTGCAGGAGTTCCTGCCGGTAAGACAGGTGGAGTTGCAACAGCAAACACAGGTTCAGGCGGCGGTGGAACATGGCATACAACAGCAGGAAACGATACTGGTGGTAATGGCGGTTCTGGAATTGTTATTGTGAGGTATCCATTTTAATGAGTCACTGGGCAGAACTAGACGATAACAACAAAGTCACTCGTGTGCTTGTTGGTGATAATAATGATCCAGCAGGTGATGAAGGCTATCAATGGCTTATCGATAATCTTGGTGGCACTTGGGTAAAGACTTCCTATAATGGCAATATCCGGTATAACTTTGCAGGCATAGGTTTTACATACGATCCAATCGATGATGCTTTTATTGCTCCTGCTCCATGCAATCATGCTGAACTAGAACTAGATTCTAATAAGCAATGGGTCTGCACAAACCCTATCCATAGCGAAGGGAAAGTCGGTGACTCCTAAACTATGCAAAGC